CTGTCCCTACGTTTTGGCGAAAATCGACAGCCAACATCAACGATATCAGCTGCTTAGCCATCACACCCGGCCCGCAAAAGGGAAACATGCGCTAGCGGTCCTCAAGGTTTGACGGGTCCGACAGGCGCCACCGGCGCAAGCGGTCCTCAGGGTCTGACGGGGTCGGCAGGTGCGTCAGGTCCGATCGGTCCGACCGGGGCCACTGGCCCTCAAGGCGTGGCCGGTCCCGCAGGCGCAACAGGACTGACAGGGCCGGCAGGAGCAAGCGGAGCGCAAGGTGTTGCTGGGCCAGCAGGAGCAACCGGACCGCAGGGCGTTGCCGGGCCGACCGGTGCGACGGGGCCGACCGGACTCACTGGTCCTACCGGCGCCACCGGGCCGACTGGAGCGGCGGGCGCGGTCGGCGCCACTGGAGCGAGCGGACTTGCCGGACCAGTCGGAGCTACGGGGCCGACCGGTTCGACCGGCGCTGTCGGTGCAACGGGACCAGTCGGCTCAACCGGGGCGACCGGGCCCGGTTACGCGGCCACGAGCAGCACCTCGTTCCTGATCGGCACCGGCTCGAAACTTTTCACGACGCAGGCGGGCCTCGCCTATTTGCCGGGAGATCGCGCGCGCATCTCTTATGCGACGACGCCGACCAATTGGATGGAAGGTCAGGTCACGGGCTACACCGCCACGGCGCTGACCATCAACGTTGACCTGGCCGCCGGCAGCGGCACCTATGCGGCGTGGAACATCGGCCTCGCTGGAGAGCCGGGAGCGGTCGGGGCGACAGGTCCAACCGGTGCGGTCGGGGCGACCGGCGCGAGCGGACCGATAGGTTTGACAGGCGCAACCGGCCCCGCCGGCAGCGCCGGGCCGACCGGCGCGACTGGACCAACAGGCGCCACCGGGCCCCAAGGTGCATCAGGTTTGACTGGCGCGGCCGGCGCGTCGGGCCCGGCCGGACCGACCGGCGCCACCGGTCCGCAAGGTTTGACTGGGCCGGCCGGCGCGACGGGTGCGAGCGGGTTGCAAGGCGCGAGCGGGTTGCAAGGCGTTGCTGGTCCGGCCGGCGCCACGGGTCCGCAAGGTGCTGCTGGCCCGACCGGCGCGACTGGTCCGCAGGGCGCTGATGGCGCCGTCGGCGCGACGGGACCGGCAGGAGCGGCCGGCGCCGTCGGTGCAACTGGGCCCGTCGGCGCCACAGGACCAGTCGGGGCGACGGGGCCGGGCATCGCGGAAGCTCCGCAAGACACTCACACGTACGGCCGGGTCAGCGCGAGCTGGGGCCGCGTCGTCAGCCTCGCCGGCGACACCATGACCGGCAACTTGCAGGTCAACGCCGCCAATCCTGCTTTCATTGCGAACAAGTCGGCGTCCGGCGGCATCAATGCTTTAAACGGATACACGAACGGGGTCGCCCGCTGGGGAATGAACTTGGGCGGGCCCGGCGCCGAGAGCGGCAGCAACGCAGGGTCTGATTTTTCCCTCACTGCTTATAGCGACGCTGGTGCGAACCTCGGCAACTGGCTGACGATCCAGCGCGCCACTGGCTCAATGACATTGAGTTGTCTCGGCTCCACGTCGTCGCCCGCCATCTTCATGAACCAACCGGCGGGCACCGGCGCGTCGGCCGTCGGCTATGCCGGATACCTCGTCGGGCAGAGGGCAGCCGTGGCTCGGTGGGCTCTCATCCTCGGCGATAATTCCTCCGAGAGCGGCAGCAACGCAGGCTCACGCTTCGCGATCAACTACTGGAACGACGCGACTACGCAGGCCACGGCCCTCACCATGGACCGCAACACCGGCGCAGCGACGTTCTACGGAGCGATATCAGCTACCGCCGGAGCGTCGTTTCCGACTTCCACCGTGTACGCGACCACCTTCACCAACTACCAGCAGAGCGGCGCCAACTATTACACCTGGCTGCAGAACGTCACCAACAACGGAGGAGTCCCCTCCACTCACTATGCGGAGTACATCCCGGGCTCTGCCGCGTACTTGATGTGGAACATCAACAACCAGGTGAACTTCCAGTTCGACAACCTTGGCAACGCCTGGAAGCCCGGCGGCGGATCGTGGACTGCCACCTCTGACGCTCGTATCAAGAGCGTGACCGGAGACTACGCCGCAGGCCTCGCCGCAGTCGAGTCGCTTCGCCCGGTGAGGTTCAAGTATCTTGGCAACGACACGAGGTCGCCTCCCAGCGACGAGCCAGATCACATCCCGGACGCTGAGCGCAAGACGCCGCGTGGCACGCAAAAAAGCGATCTCGTCCCGCCCTATCCCAATTCCCCGCACTATTCGCTCGCCGTGGAGGGCACGGAGTTCATCGGCCTCGTGGCGCAGGAGTGCGAAGCCGCGCTCCCCGACATCGTGAGTGTCCGCCGAGGGTACATCGACGGGGTGGAGCGCGACGACGTGCGCGACATCACCGACTTCAACCCGATCATGTTCGCCCTGGTGAACGCCGTCAAAGAGCTGTCCGCGCGGGTGAAGGCGTTGGAGGCGCAGCGTGCCTGACATCCGCCTCGTCCAAAACGCGACGTTCCCCTACCAGACCGAGGTATCTTCGGATTGGCTGCTCCTCGGCGACGGGACGCTCGACCAGACGCAGGCCCTCGCGACCGCGGTCATCGTCGCGCTCGGCACCGACCGCCTCGCCTCCGAGACGGACATCCTGCCGATCCCGGACTCGACCGACCGGCGCGGCTGGTGGGGCGACATGGACGCCGGGACGATCTGGGGCGGCTCGCCGATCGGCTCGCGGCTGTGGCTGTTGAAGCGGTCGAAGATCGCGGACGGGAACGCGCAGGAAGGCTCGACGCTCGTCAAGGTCCAACACTACATCATCGAGGCGATCCAGCCGTTCATCGACATCGGCCTCGCGTCGCGCCAGGACGTGTCGGTCGCCCGCATCGACAAGCAGCGCATCCAGGCGACGGTCGCGCTCTACCGCGGACCCCAGCTCGCCATCCAGCTCCAATACCAAATCCTTTGGGACGACATCTTGCCGAGCGGTCCTGTCGCGGACGTGACCGAGCACTGAAAGGAAGGAGGACCTCCGGTCTCATGCCGTGGACCACCCCCACCCTGGCCGACGTCCGCGGCGCCGTCCGCGACGCCATCCGCGGCCGCCTCCCCGGCGCCGACGCCAACGTGCCGAACTCCGTGCTCCGCGTCATGTCGGACGCGATGGGGGCGACGTGCCATCTCACGCTGCAGTACGTCGATTGGCTCGCGCTCCAGCTCATGCCGGACACGGCGGAGACGGAATGGCTCGATCGCCACGCGGACATCTGGCTCGTCAACGCGGACGGTTCGGTCGGCCGCAAGATGGCGACGCCGGCCGCAGGCACCGCGGTGTTCGTCAGCACGGTGCCGAACGTCGTCGTGTCGCAGGCGACCGTGCTCTCCTATGGGACGATCGTGAGTTATGAGACGACGCAGCAGATCGTCACCGGGCCGGCCGGCTCGCCGACGAACGCGCCGATCGTCGCCCTTGTCCCTGGCTCGATCGGCAACCTCGACGTCGGGACGACGCTCGGCCTCGCGGCGCCGATCGCCGGCATCTCCGGCGCCACGGTCGGATACCTCGACGGCGGCACTGACGAGGAGACCGACGACGAGCTGCGCGCCCGCGTGCTCGAGCGCATCCGCAACCCGCCGATGGGCGGCGACGGGGAGGATTACGTCCACTGGGCGCTGAGCGTGCCCGGCGTGACGCGGGCCTGGTCCTATCCGAACGAGATGGGCATCGGCACGATGACCGTGCGCTTCATGTGCGACGACCTGCGGGCCGACAACGGCGGCATCCCGCTGCCGAGCGACGTCGCGCGCGTCGCCGCCTACCTCGACATGGTGCGCCCGGTCACCATCAAAGATTTCTTCGTGGTCGCGCCGATACCGTTCCCGGTCAACGTGCCGATCCAAAACCTCGTGAGCGACGACTCCACGACGCGGGCCAACATAACCGTGAGCTTGGAGTCGGTCTTCTACGCCAAGCAGCAGCCTGGGCAGACGTGGTTCGCGGCCTGGACGAACGAAGGGATCGCGGACGCTCCCGGCGTCGTCAGCTACGACCTGAACGTCCCGAACGTCGTGATGCCGGCCAACGGTTACATGCCGGTCCTCGGCGACATCACCTACTCATGAGACCGCAGGTCTCCCTCCCCAGAAGATGTCTGACAGGCACATCCGCCGGAGCGGCGAGGATTACCGCGAGGCGTTCCTCGACCTGCTCCCGCAAGGGCAGGCGTGGCCGAAGCGCGCGCTCGACAGCGTCCTCTTCCAGGCCGTCGATGGGCTGACGAACTATTGGGGCTTCGTCGACGGGCGCGCTGCAGACCTCCTGGAAAGAGAAAGCGATCCGCGGGCGACCGTCGAGCTTCTGCCGGACTGGGAGCGCAACTTCGGGCTTCCTGACCCGTGCTACACCACGCCTCAAACTGTTCAGGCCAGGCAGGCCGCCCTCGTTCAGCGGATGACGCTGCTCGGCGGCCAATCGCGCCAGTGGTTCATCGACGCGGCGGCGGGGCTCGGCTACAGCATCACGATCACCGAATACCGACCGTTCATGGTCGACATCGATGCCTGCGGCGATAACCGGGTCATCGGCGATGGCTCGCTCATGCACAACAAGTGGGGCCAGCCGATCCTCAACCCGAACGGCACGCCGGTTCAGCTCGGGCAATTGTCGGAGTGGCCGAACTATGGGCTCGGGCCGCCGGAGAACCGGTACTACTGGCAGGTCCACGTTCACTCAGGGACGCTGAGTTGGTTCCGGTGCTCCTCGGGACAATGCGGCGTCGATCCGCATCTCCTGATCGGCCGCGACACCGATCTCGAGTGCATCCTCGAGCGGTGGAAGCCCGCGCACACGCAAATCATTTACGACTATTCCGGCCTGGTACCGGACGATCCTTTCGCCGGGACACCATGAGGGTTTCTCAATGCAGTATAATCAGCCCTATGGCGTGAGCGATCCTAATGCGCCGTATATTAACGGCAACCCGAGCACCGGGACGCCTGGCTCGATCCCTCCGGCTGCGTCGATCGAGTTTCCGCAGCGCGAGATTATCAACCTAATTACTGACGCCGGGCTGGTCGCGCCGAGCAACAATGACCTGCATCAGCTCGCGAGGTCCGTGCAAAGCCATCTGCTTGTTTCTGACGACGACGTCGGGACCGTCAATCAACTGCAAGTCACGATGACGCCGGCGCCGGTGGCTTATTTCAAATACATGATGGTGGTCTGCAAGATCGCCATCGACAACACAGGACCATCGACCCTCAACTGCAACGCGCTCGGCCCGCGGCCGATCGTTCACTTTGACGGCTCGGCCCTCTCCAAGAATGAGTTGCGGGCGGGCTCGATCACTTGCTTCGAATACGACGGAACGAACTTCCACGTCGTGTGGTCGACCGCTGGAACATCGGCCCTTCCGGGGATGCCGATCTACCTGCTCAACGACATCGCGATCTACGTCAACGCCTCGATCGGGAGCGACACGCTCTACGACGGGACCAGCGCCACCGTTCAGGCTGGCACGGTCCACGGGCCGTTCCAGACCATCCAGCACGCGCTCGACCAGGTCCCGCTCTACAATCTGAACAACCACAACAT